GCGACGGCGCAAGAAGCGTATTATTAATTTGTTCACCCTTACCTTTGTGAGGGGGGATGATTAAGACTAAAAGCCTTGCCCATTGAAGAGCTTCAACCTAAAATAGATGACCAACTAAAATCATCTAGCAAGTTGGATAGGAGAAGTGGTGACATTGATCCTTTCATCACTTATAATATAGTAATCCTATATATAAGCATAGAATCCTGGATATGGCCTACTGTACAATACTGAGTATAACAAAATATACGGGTATTGAGTTTGAGATTAAAACTCTCACGGTTAATATTGCCTTAATCGGCGTAACACCTAGCCTATCCCTTTACTTAATTTAAGTTTATTGAATTTCATCATGATTCTTTTCATGAGATCACTTTCAACGGCTTTTTGAGGATATCTAGGTAAAGGTTGATTAGCCTTTACTTTATGTTCTTGAGCAAGCGTTCTAAAGTGTGAACGAATAATATTCGCTCGTTTCAGTAATAATGAAGAACCTAGAGTAATAATGTCATTAATAGGTCTGAACTCCGAGGCATTGTGTGATTCCGAAGAAATATCTTCTAGATCCACAAGACAATTCCAAAGAGTATCCAGATCTAATGATTCATTAAAATCATAGGTATCTTTAACAGTTACAACAGTCTGATCCCAACTATTATGAATCTCTTCGTACATAGGCATCATTAATGCCTGAAGAGGTTCTCCTAGTTCTTCCCAGGCCTTTACAAAGTAAGGGTCTGTCTGAAATTTATCAGAGAAGGAAGGATCATATCTGGAATGGCTAGATAACATACTGAAAAAGAAAGACTTAAATTCAGATGGATTTCGAGGTAAGTAACTCTGTTTAACAGAATTAGCTGTTTTACGACCTAAATCCTTTAAGTATTCTAATTGTTCTGGTATAATAGTTAAGTTCCCTGCTTTATTAAAAGCAGAGGAAGTTATCCATTCTTTATACGTAGTTAATTTCGAAAATATCATATTAGGATACGAAAGTAATAATAAGGCTTTCGCCATACTTCGTCCTAATTTAGTATATCGAGTATTAATACGAGATAAAGCTTTATAACCATGTCCAAGAAAGGAAAGGAGTTCAGAGATACGAATATCTCGAAAACCTTTAATACGGTTAAATAACTGTAGTAATCCTCTTATGTCATATTTGGCTACGGCCATTTCTCTGAAAGAAAGGCCGGATACATCATGATATTTGTAAACAAAACGTTTAGCAAATTCCAGAGATCCATTATCAGAAAGAACGGATTTTGATAAATTAATACCAATATCCCATTCTTCTGCAAGCGCCAAATAGGCAGCTGCAACTCGTTTGTCGGCAATAACTAAGTCATCACCGAGTACTAGATAAAAGGAAAATTCTCTATAACCTACGCGAAGCGCGGCTATCCGAACCATAATATGGTGCGTTAAGGCCAGCATCGCCCACGAAGACAGAGCTCCCATGGGTTGTCCGGCTGCATATTTAACAGCATGCACATAAGGCAATTGTTTTCCGTCATTACCGGCTTTACTTAATTTCAGAAGAAGGAAAGGATTATCCTTTTCTTTTTCAGGATCAATACCTAGAGCACTACAGGTTATTGCCGTTGGATCCCAAACCGGAGTAGATAGTTGATACCATCTATCCGTAAGGAATTTAGACCAAACGGCTCCTACCTTTCGTTCTGCAAAAATATCTAATATTTTTGCTTGAGCGGATACTGGAATACGGTCAGTGGCAGCAGTAAGATCGAAAGAATAAACTTCCGTAATCTTATTGTTACGTAACCGTTCCACAAATGTACTCAATGTCAAATCTTGATTATGAGTCGCATCCTCAGGTATTTTTCTAAGAAAATTAAATATCGCTTTATGTAATGGAGATAACAACCATTGGGTAAAGCAATCAACCATTGCAAAAACTCTTATTTTCCCTGCCGGTTCTACTTTAAAGGATAATTTTCCTAAATAAAGAGAACGGAGAGAAACTTCGTCGCTTTCGGAATTTTGATCAAAATCAAAAT